TCATTAGAATTAGTAGCACTAGGGATATCAGTTAATTTAAAATTATTTAATGAAATATCACTATTATTTAAACCATTCAATTGAGATAATTTAGTAGGTTTAGTATTAGTAATTAGAGTATTAACTTGAGCTAAATTAACACTATCATTAGAATTAACACCATTAGATAAATTAGTAAATTTAAATGAATTTAAATTAATATCTGATTCATTTAATCCAGTTAAATCAGATAATTTAGTAGGTTTATTAGAAGTAATTAAAGAATTAACTTGAGATAAATTAACACTATCACCAGGATTAGTACCATTAGCAATATTAGTGATTTTATGAGAAGTTAAATTAATATTAGAATTAATATTAATTGAATCATTAGGTCCACCAATATTAATAGTTTTAGTATTATTAGAATTACCAATATTAATAGGATTAGCATTATTACCTAATGTGATATTAGTAGAAGAATCAATATTATTAATATTTAATGTTCCAGTTAAAGTATCACCAGATTTTTTAACTAATTGGTTATTTAATAAATTAGTTTGAAGAGTATTAAAAGAGTTATTTATAGTATTAAATGAAGTAGTAATATTTGTAACTAAACTATTTAAATCAGTAGTATTATTATTAGACATAATTTGAATTAATTATAATAATATTAAACAAATTATAATTAGTAATATAACAAAAAAATAATTATAATTATATAATTTTATGAATAATAATAAATTTTAATCATTAGATATTATATAAATCTTTATTATTATTTAATTAAATTTTTTAGCAGCCCACATTAAACCTTGTATTATAATTTTACATAAATTTGTATCATCTATTGCAGTATTAGCAAATAATGATGTATCTACTCTTCTTCCATATACTAAACTATCTTTATAATATATTAAATTAGAATTAGAAAAAGGTCCTAATGCTATGGAACCATTAATTAAAGATGAAGTAGAATATATATATGGAATAAAACTTGTAATACCATATGTAATACCATTAGATAAACCTGAAAATGTATAAGAATTATTATCAGAAATGTATCCAGAATTATTTGTAGATAAATTTGATGTTAAAGATAAATTATAAATATTATCACTATATATTGACATAAATACACCTTTTCCATTAGCATAATATTGATTTAATACACTTGCAACATTACTTCCAATAGTTGATGAATTACTTCCATGACAATAAAATACTGCATCATAATAACTATTATAAGCTGAAATATCAACACCAATATCTTTTACATCACTAAAAACATTTATATTTGAAATAGAACCATTTAAAGATGTTATTGCATTATTTATATTATTTACAAAAGATGCATTATTTATATTAGTTATTATTAATAATTTTGCACTATATCCTGCTAATGATCCATTATAAGTTGGTAGTGATGTATTTAAAATACCTGTATCTATAGTTGTTGCAACTGTTTTAAATGTGCCATCATCATATAATGCTTTAGTACCATCTCCTGTAAATAAAATTTTTTGTAATTGAATACTATTATTTATAAAATAATTATTTATTGATTGAAATATTAAATTATCTATATAATTTTTAGTTACTGCATCTTGTGGATTAGTTGGATCTAATGAATTGGTTATTCTATTATTATTTAAACTAATATTAGTTGTATTATTTCCACTTAAACTAGATAATTTAGTTGGTATTGCATTAGTTATTGCAGTTTTAGTTTGTTGTAAATTAACTAAATCATTATTATTAACACCATCTAATACATTATTCAATTTATAATTATTAATATTTAAATCACTAGTATTAGTACCAGTTAATTGAGATAATCTAGTTGGTTTATTAGAAGTAATAGTATTATTTAATTGTAATAAATTAACAGCATCACTATTAACAGTACCATTAGATACATTTAACACTTTATTATTATTTAAATTAATATCACTATTATTTAATTCAGTGAAATCACTTAATTTAGTTGGTTTATTATTAGTTATAAGAGTATTAGTTTGATTTAAATTAACTAAATCACTATTAACTGTACCATTTGATACATTAGTTAAATTATAATTATTTAGACTTATATCACTTGTATTTAATGTTGTTAATTGAGATAATTTTGTTGGATTATTTAAAGTAATAGAATTATTTAATGTATTTAAATTAACACCATCTGTTGAAGTTGTAGGATTATCAACATTAGTTAATTTAAAATTATTTAATGAAATATTAGAAGTATTAGGAGAAGTTAATTGAGATAATTTGGTAGGAATAGTATTAGTAATAGCAGTATTAGTTTGATTTAAATTAACTAAATCATTATTATTAACACCATTAGAAACATTAGTTAATTTGTAATTATTTAAATTAATATCACTATTATTAGTACTATTAAAAGAAGATAATTTATTAGGTATATTAGTTGAAATTAAATCATTAGTTTTAGATAAATTTAATAAATCATTATTATTAATAGGATTAGTAAGATTAGTAATTTTTTTATTATTCATATTAAGATCATTATTTATATTAATATTATCATTTAGACCAGATATATTAATAATTTTAGAATCAGTATTATTAATGGAACCAATATTAATAGTAGTAGAATGATCTCCGATATTTAAATTAGTAGAAGAATCAATATTAGAAACATTAAGAGTATTAGTCATAGTATCACCAGTTTTACGAAGATATTGATTATTTAAAATATTATTTTGAGTGGTATTTAGACCAGGTTGTATATTATTAAAAGAGGTTGTTATAGAATTTACTAAATTAGTTAAATTAGCAATATTATTAGCCATTTATAATTTATTATAATAATATAAAATAAATTATAATTAGTAATATAACAAAAATTAATTATAATTATTAGAATAAATTAAATAATAAAAATATTTTCAAGTCTACTAAAACTAGTAGTATTAGTCATATTAGCACGTAAGAATACTAATTGTTTTAAAGTTTTATTTATATTTAATGATCCTAGTGAGTTAACATTAGGAGTTATAGTAATTGATCCTAATAAATTAATACTTGATATAGTAGTACCAGAAAAATTAGTAATTTCATATACTAATAAATCACCTTGATTAAGAGCTGAAAATATTTCATAATTCCAACATTCAATACGTGTAATTAATCTTGGTTGATCTAATTCAATAATTAAAATTTCAATAGAAGCATTGGTAGGACTATCTAACCACCAAGCTGATTCCCAATTATCACCATATAACATATACCCTGTATTACCATAATTAGTTAATACACTTGTAGCTGGAGCATATTTTCTTTGACCATAAGCTGAATTAGACCATAATTTTGATATATATTTATTTAAATTATTTAATGATGTATTATTATATGGTAAATTAGGATTACTAAAATAATAAGCTGTTTTATTATCATATGTTATATTTTGATCAATTGGAAGTGTATAATAATTAGTTATTGTATCATTATTTAATGTGATAGTAACATAACCAGAATCTATATTAGTACCATAATTAGTATTTATATTAGTTGCGGTAGAGACAACAAAAGAACCACCACCACCACCATTACCATTACCTGTATTTGATGCTAAATAACTTCTTCCTGCACCACCACCTCCTCCAGAATAACCACCACCTCCTCCAGCATTAGAACCATTTGAATTTGAAGTACCACCACCTCCTCCAAAACCACCATCAGCATTAGTTGTTCCGTGACCAAATCCACCATAAAAGTCATATGTTGTAGAATTATTTATAAAATCTCCAATAGGAAGACCACCACCACCACCACCACCATTATAAGTATCATTACCATTACCACCTCTAGATCCAATACCTGGATAACTATTTGGTAGACCTCCATAACCAGTAGCTCCATTTGTACCACCAGTACCACCACCATATGAATTACCTAATAAAGTTCCATCTGTACCTGAACCAGAAATACCAGAAGTAGTAGTAGAACCATCTTGAAAAGTAGTATTAGTAGATGATGACCAACCACCACCGCCACCACCACCACCAACAATAATAGGATTATTCCAAGTATTGAGAAAAACAAAAGAACCACCACCACCACTAGAAGTATAATGAGAAGCAGGTTTAGGTCTTTGACCACAAACTATATATAATATATCATTTTTATTTAATGATAATGTACCATAAACAATTCTACCTTTACCACCATTTGTAACACCTCCAGGCTCATTAGCTTTAGCACCAGCACAAATAATAGTATAACTACCAGTTTTAGGTATAACCATTTTTTGAACTCCATTTATAACATCAAAATAATTTGTATTTTGTGTCCATGATGCTGAAGTATAAGATGATTGTAATTGAGCTAATGTTGGACCAATTCTACCTGTAATGTTAGCTGTTGTGAATGTATGTGTTGTAAATGTGTATAAATCAGTATTTGTATTTGCAATTTTAAATGTACCATCATCAAATAATACTTTAGTACCATCTCCATTAAATAAAAATTTATTTATATTTATACTACCATTAATTAAATATGTATTAATAGCATTAAAAACAACACTATCTATATAATTTTTTGTTGCTACATCTTGTGTATTTACTGGATCTTTAACATTAATTAATTTATTAGAATTTAATGAAATATTAGCATCATTTGCAGTAGTTAAATCACTTAATTTATTAGTCATATTAGTTGTAATTAATGAATTTAATTGAGCAACATTAACACCATCACCATTATTAGTAGCATTACTAACATTAGTAATTTTATAATTATTAATATCAATATTATTATCATTTAATGTAGTTAATTGAGATAATTTAGTAGGCATAGCATTTGTTATTAATGTATTCATAGAACTTAAATTCATCAAATCATTATTATTTACTGGATTAGATACATTTGTAATTTTATAATTATTTATATTTATATTAGTTTCATTTAAACCAGTTAATTGAGATAATTTAGTAGGTTTTAAAGATGTTATAGTAGAATTAACTTGACCTAAATTAACAGCATCATTAATATTAGTACCATTACTAACATTAGTAACTTTATAAGAATTGAGATTAATATTACTAGTATTTAAAGTTGTTAAATCAGACAATTTAGTAGGTATATTATTTGTTAATATAGCATTTAATTGTAAAACATTAATAGCATCATTATTATTAGTACCATTACCAACATTAGTTAATTTAAATGAATTTAATGAAATATCACTATCATTTAAATTAGTTAAATCTGATAATTTGGTAGGTTTACTGATATTTAATAGAGTATTTAATTGATTAACATTAACACTATCATTATTATTTACACCATTTACAACATTATAAACTTTATAATTATTTAAATTAATATCAGTAGTATTTAAACCTGTTAAATCAGATAATTTAGTAGGTTTAACACTATTAATTATATTAGTTACTTGACCTAAAGTAACACCATCATTATTATTAGTACCATTAGAAACATTTGTTATAGTATTAGAATTTAAATTAGTATTATTTAAAAAATTAATAGTATCAGTAGAACCACCAATATTAATAACTTTATTATCAGTATTAGATAATGAACTAAAATTAATATTAGTAGAAGATTCACCAATAGATAAGGTAGTTGTTGAATCAATATTAGTTAAATTAAGAGTACCAATCATTGTATCACCAGATTTCTTAACATAATTAGTATTTAAATCAACAGTTTCTTGAGTATTAAAACTACTAGATAAATTATTAAAACTATTTGTTAAATTAGTTAATAAACTATTAAAATCATTTGTAACATTTGACATTATTATTACTTATAATTATAATATTATTAAATAAAATTATAATTATAATTGAATTAATTTTTTAATTAAATTAATAATGTCATTATCTATACCACCATTTTCATATTTAGGATGAATATAATGATACATTTTATTTTCTATCTTCTTATTTTCATAATATATATCTATCATCTTATTATCATTATTAGATGGGGAGTTAATATCAAACAAGTTTGATATTAACTTACCATCGGCATTAGAAAAACTCTCAAGAGTTTTTCCAGCCGAATTCATAATATAATCATGAGTTTCATGTGAATCATCTATATATATTATATCATCTAATTTAATTAATTCTAATATTTTATCTAATTTATTAACTTCATTACCAAATACATGATCATTATTAAAATATTTATTAAAACCAATATATTCTAAACACATTAAAATATTATCTTTATCACCTTTTGATAATATATATAATTGATGATGTTTAATATCATCAAATAATTTATTTAAATCATTAAATCTATCTAAACCAAAAAAATAATCAATAAAAGAATTTTTTGTATAATTGTTATTAAAACCTTTATCTAATAAATATTTTGTTAAATTATGATTAATCTTATATTTATCAAAGAAATCAGGACAATAATTATAATACATATCTAACATATAATTATTTCTCAAATAAGTATTACATCTCATAAAGTGATAATAGTGTTTCTGTGTTATTGTATAATCAAAATCAAAAATTATAATCATTTTTATTTATAAAAATAATAAAATAATATTTATATTATATATATGGATTATAAATATAAATATGAGAAATATAAGAAAAAATATTTGGAATTATTAAATCAATATGGTGGTAATAATGAAATTAATAAAATAAATGATGGTTTATACATTTCTAGTAAAATATTATCATATACAAATCCTAATAAAGAATTATTAAAAGATCAAGTATATTTTATTTTTGAAAAAATTAATGATAATAATCTTAATTTTTGGACTAGATATAATGATGATCAAGATACTAATACTAGAAGAATGGGTGTTTATACTGAATCAGGTAAGAATTTTACATTAAGTGATGGAATATCATCATTTAAATATTCATTAGAATTATATAAAAAATTAAAAAGTGATGTATGGATATCATATGTTAGTAGAGATAAAGATATTTATAAAAATAGATATATGAATAAAATAGAAATGTGTGTTACTGTTTTAATGAATAAAGATGATATAATAACAACTCATATTGGTATATATAGAAATTATAAATATTTTAATAATGAGAATAAACCTCATAAAAATTTAGCTATTGAATTACATAAATTTAGTGGTATGATGAGTAATCATATATATGGTAATAAAAAATATATGATAACTAATCCAGCAAATAGTATGAGAGATATTTTAATTAAATATTTCACCATAGGCGCCTACGGTGAAGATAATAAATTAGATAATAAAATATGGTTAGGCGACAATAGTCAAAGAAGAGAAATGATAAAAATGATTGAAAATTATAATTATGATAAAAAATTATTAGAAAATAAAGAAAATGATATAACTAAATATAAATCATTAAAAGATTATAATATTAGAAGTATAAATAAAAAAATAAACAATTTTAATGAATTATTAATTATATTAAATGATTTAAATTATAAAACATTTTGTGAAAAAATACAAGATGATAGAATATTAAGAAATTTATTATATGATCTAGATATAGAATATGTCAAATATTGTGAAAATAATTCATCATTAGATAATATGAAAAATGAAATTATAAATATATTAAATGAAAAATATAAATATATTTATAATGATTATATTATTAGTGAGAAAAATTATATAGATTATAAAATGAAAGACACTGTAGGCGCCTATGGTAATTATTATCCAGAAGATTTAAATATTCAAGTTCCATTTGATAATATAAATAAAAATGAAATGAAAATAGATGATAAAATATATAATAAACCAGATTGGTTTCAACATAAACATATATTAAATCATTTATCAACAATAATAATAGATATTAAAACATTAGAAGAATTATGGTAAATATAAATCAATCATAATAATGAATTTTATTTTTATTCACTTTTGTAATTTTATACATACCAAATGAAAAACTACATAAAAATATAAAACCAAATAAACTTTTATTAGAATTTATTTCTTTACATTCATTATCATATGATTTATTTATTGTTGAATAATATCTATTATATTTATTATTTATATCTTTATTTTTTGTTTTATTAGTTTGTTTATTAGATGATTTTTTATTAAATGATGTATCATAATAATATCTATTATTAGTTGAATCATATTTATTATAATCATTTTTATTAAAATCATTTTTATTAAAATCATTTTTATTAAAATCATTAGATGAATTATTTTTAATAGTATTAAAAGATGAATAATATTTTGGATTATTAATATTTTTCAAAACATCATCATAAGCATTTTTAATAATATAAAAGTCATGATGATTATTATTATTTTTATCAGGATGATATTTTAATAATAATTTTTTATATACATCTTTTAATTGTTTTTCATTAGGATTATAATTTAAACCTAGAGTTATAAAAGGATTTTTATTATAATGTAAGAAATATTTAGGTATATGATAAATAGATTTATTAAACATTATTATAATCAAGATATATATAATGATTATAATAATTAAATATTTATATAATACATAAATTTTATCAAATTTTATTTATATAGAACAATCAAAATATTTATCAATTCTAATAATATTTATATAATTAGTATACATTTCTTTTTCTTTTATATTTGTTATATTTTCAACATTATTTATATTAATATCGTTTTTAATTTCATCTTTTATTTTATAAAAAATATGATTTTTTATATTTTTAAATGTATTATGTTTATTTAATATATTATTAAATGAAAAAACATATTTATTATTTATATTTGTAATACTATCAATATCTTTAATATAAAAATCATTATAAATATAGATATAATTATCATAAAATGGATCATATTCTCCTTTATATAATTTTTTTACAAATTGATAACCATAATAAAAATTATTAAATTTAGTAATATCATCATTATTATTTAATAATTCAAGATTAACATGATTTTTTTTTATTAATTTATTATTAAAATTTTGTTTTGTATATTCATGATCTAATAATTCATCATTATTACCACCTTTTTTATTTTTATGTTTATATATATATTTAATTAATTCAATATCAGCACTGATATAATTAGATAAATAATTAGATAAATAATTAAAGTCAATATTAGGTATAGATGGTATGATATCATTACCAAATAATAATAATATATCAGCTAGTTTATCTTTGATTTTATAATCTTCAAATGATTCACTAACATTTAATAATTTATACTCAATATAGTTATCTTGTTTATAATCATTAATAAAATTTTTAAATTTTGAATAATCTAATAATTCACGTACTTTATTAATAATATTAGAATATCTAGAACATATATCTATTTGACAATTTCTATATAATGATAGTACTACTAAATCAGTATCATTTGTAAAAAATAATATTTTATTATTATTATCTAAAATTTTTTTGTTTTTTATATAATACATACCAATATGTTCTGCTTCATATAATAAATAATTATTTTTATTACTATCATTAACAATAATATTATCATTAACAATAATATTATCATTAACAATATTATATTTAGCGTCAATATCAATATTATATAATATAAAATTAATATATCTATCATATAAATATTTATATTTATCAGATTTATCTTTTAAAAAATTTTCATAATAACCATTAAAATTAAATAAAATATTATCAGTATCTCTTTTAATTTTATCATATAATTTATAATATGGTTCATTAACATTTTTAATATTTTCTTTACAAATGTATATTTTATTTATATCTAATGAAAATTTTTTAATAACATTATTAAATGTATTATTAAATTTATCTGTTAAAAAATCTGTCATTATTTTTTTGTATTCGTCATTATAACTATTATATTTATTATTACTAGATATTAATAACATTAGATCAAATATATTTTTATTAAAAGTAGAAAAATTAGCTGTTATATCATTATTATTTAATTTAAAAACATTAAATTTTTCGCATGATTTTTGCATATTATAAGTGTTTTGAATATTTAAAAAGTCATAATTATTACCATTTTTAATAAATGAATAAGTTTTATTATTACTAATATAATTATTATTTTGTTTACTTATTGTGTTTGATTCTTTTTTAATATTATTAATATATTCTAATAATTTTTTTAATAATTTATTAAAATAACAATAACAAAAAATATATAAATAAATATATTTATCATTATTATAATCTTTCTTATTTTTATAATAATTACATAAAATAATAAAATATTCATATAATGTATTAGCTGTAATTTTAATATCAATCATATAACTTGTTATATCAAAAAAATAATAATCATAATTATTTATATCATTATGATTATTTATAATTTTATATTTATCTTTTAAATATGTGGTTAGTCCATGTATGCCCATTTAATATATTTAATCATATAATATTATATAATATAATAATAATTAAATATATTTATTATAATTATTATTTATTATATGAATTATTTATATGATTTAGAATAATATTATCAAGATTAATAGATTTATTAAATTCAATAATATTTTTAATAATATTAGAATCATTAAATTTTTCATATTTAACATTATCAATATTACATATATATTCATATAGATTAGTTTGTATAAGTGTTCTCTGAATATTATATATATGAAAACTACCAAATAAACCAACTGATATTTTAATATTAGAATTAAATAAATTTAATAGATAATATATATCAACTAATATTGTATTCATTAAATTAAAAATACCATCATTATTATTATTATTATTATTATTATTATTATTATTATTATTATTAAATTCATTAAAAAATTTGATATGTAATGATTTTAATTTATTTTTTAATTTATTATAGAAATCTATATTATTAAATTGTTTTAATATTTTATTATTATCTAATATCATATCATACATTTTATCTAAATTATTTTTATCAAAATTATCTAAAATATATTGTTTAGTATTATAATTATCTAGATCATCAGATAAATCATCTTCTAAATTATTATTTAAATTACACCTTTTACACTGAAAAATGGGATGCGCCACTTAAAAATTCTTTAGAATTTTTAATGCGCGCCTCGAGCCGAAAAAGCTTTTAGCTTTTTCTCTCGACACTAAATTATCAAAAAAAAATAATAAAAAATTAATAAAAACACCAAATAATCCAAAACAATCGATTAAAATATCAATATATTCTTTATCAATTAAATTAATATTAATTTTATAATTAGTAATAGTAGCAATATCATAAAAGAATTTTCTATTTAAAATATTACCAAAATCAACATTAATAAATGGGATATATTTTATAAATGATTTTAAATGAAATAAAAGATGAGGTTTATCTGTTAAATTATTAATAAAATGAATTTTAGTATTTGATTTAATTAAATTATTATCAATATAATTAATCATTTTAGTAATTAAATGTTGAGACATTAAAGGAGCTGATTCAGTGAATATAATATGATCAAATTTAACATTAGATTTAAATTCAAATAAATCAATTAATTGAACAGATAAATAATTTTGTAAATTATTAGAAATGACTCTTTGTTTACACATATCAATATAATCTTTATCAATATCAATACCAATAATTTTAAGATTTTTTTGTTTAATAATATTAATATTATAATCTTTATTATAACAAGCACCATTACCAATACCTACATCTAAAATTAATGAATTATTTTCTATAGTTTTTAAAAAATGATGAAATAATTTTGGAGTAGCTAATTTAAGATCATTTCTACCTAACCAATAATCATATTGTTGAGATCTATCATTATTCATTATAAAAATATATATAGTATAATATAAATATAATATAATAAAATATTAAATAAATATAAATTATATTAAATATTTATCTCTTCTAAAACAAGATACTATAATAAAAATAAAAAATATTATAGTATATTATATGGCTACACAAAATAATGTTATTATAAAACAAGATAATTATTGTAAAATTATTAAAGAAATTAGAGATATAAATGATAGACAAGATTTATCATTAAATCAATTAAGATTAGATTTAGATAAAGGTATTAGTTTTGAAAAAAATTTAGAAGATGATTTAGTAAAATATATAATATCAGCATATTATACACATAATTTAGGACAAAATTTTCCATTAATGTGTATACCTAAAAATCCAGTTTTTAATGTTGATTTTATCAATAATGCATTTAGAATACAAAAAAGAGTTGCTGATAAAATATGTTTAGATACTAATTGTACTATAGCTGGTTATAAATTAGGATGATAAAAAAATTAACTCAAAAGAGTTAATTTTTTTGTCCTCGAACCAGGATAATATAGATTTTATATATAAAATCTATATTATCCTTCTCGACCAGCTCAAATTGCTGCTCAAACATCATCTGGTTTAAATACAACAGCATTATATCCATTAAATGGAATATTATATGGTCATGAATTTTCAAATCAAGTATTTGATGGTAGTAATAATACTGTTATTTTATATAATAGTGATTATCCAGCTATTAAAATTGAAGCTGAAATTGCTTTTATTTTGAAAAATGATATTAAAGTTATTAGAGATGGTGAAAGTATTAGACAAGATATATCTGCATGTTATTTTGGTTATGAAATTATATCTAATAGAGCATATAATAATATAGATGTAGCATTAACTAAATCAATTACTATACCTGTTGCTGGAACAACTAGAACATATATGAATGTATGTGATAATTTTGGTGCTGGATGTTTAATCAAAGGTAATATTGTGCCTCTTAATAATAATATTTTAGATGATTTAATAAATGGTAGTGTTACAATGAATGTTGTAAATGATGTTAACCCAGATCCATCATTTAATTTTGTTGATATATCAAATAATTATAAAAAAATCTCATTAGTGGGTAGTTTTGATGGAATAGATTTTGATCCAACATACTCACCACCTAATCCATTTACTAATAAAGCTTATGAAAAATCAGCATTTGGAGCATTAGCTGCAGTATCAAATAAATTATTATATCAAGGTAAATATTTTAAAGCTAGTGAAATAGTATCAACAGCTTGTTTAATTAGAGTTCCAACTAATGTTAATTATGGTATTGGAGCTAATTATAATCCAAATGTAACAGGATCAGTAAAAGGCGCTACAACAGCACAAAATGTATTAAAAAGTGGATCAGAATTATTATTCACTATAACATTAAATAATAGTGCTGGTAATCCATCAACTATATTTAATCCTGTAAATTTGAGATTAAAATATTAAAAATAATTATTTATAATACTCATTCATTATATTTATGAGTATTGAAAAAATTGATAAATCATATATATTATATATAATGAAATATAATATAAATAATATAAAAATGTTATCTAAATTGAGATTATTAAATAAATCTAATATTAGTTATTATACTAGAAAACATATGTGTAATATCTCATTAAAAGAAAAAGCACCTATAATAACTAATAAATATTATAATAAAGATATTGAATACATTATGAAAGATGTTAAAATATTAAAAGAAAAATATAATGATATTTGTGATTATAATTTAATTAAATTTTTATTAAATTATAAATCATTTGATAATAAATATGATGTAAATATTATAATAAATGAAATCAATGATATAAATACTTTTTTAAAATTATCAAATAATGAAGTTTTAGATATAATAATAGCACTTAAACAAAAAAATTATATGAATACTAAAAAAACAGAAGAAACCATTGAGAGTTTATCATATTTAGGTATAATTATTGGATTAGGAGTTATTATTGCTATTATTTAAATGATTATATATTATTTCATCTAAATCAATTTTTTTATCTATTATTACACATGTATTATCAATTTTATTATTTAAATAATTATCTTGTTTATATATACAAATATAATTATTTTTTATTAATATATTATATATGACATGAGAATGAAAACCTCCTAATATAGAAAATGAAACTTTTATATAATTTTTAAATGATCTAAATATATAATATAAATCAACTAATATATTATTATATAATTTAACTAATATCTTATTATCTTTATCTTTATGATAAGATATAAAATTTGCATGATAAACAATAGCATATTTAATAATATTAATTATAATATTATCATAATG